CATCTAGCATCAAAATCAAGAGTCTGGACGATTATAACAATCTTGGTTACGATGAAAATACCATTAGTGGTGTAACAGTAGCAGCAAGAGATCCTGGATCTTGGGCAAACGGTGTCAAAGTTGCTTTAATTGATGCCAAAGCAGATCAGATTCTTGTTGGAGTATCAACCAGTGCTGGTTTACCAAACATTCAAGTTGGTTATGGTGTAACACAGGCAATCAGTTCAACTCTACCTGGTGCTGGAACAACCTCAACACTTGATGGTTATCTAAAAGGTGTCATCACGCAAATTAGTGGTACTAACGCATACGTAAAGGTTCTTTCTCATGTATCAGCAGCAGGAACTGAAACTACAGTAGATTATCAACCATCTGGAGTTTATGCTTTCTCTGGATCTGGATCTGTTGCGATTCACACCAACGGACAATCAACTGCTGCTGGAACAACCTCATATACTGCTCAGCAAGATTGGTTTGATCAACAATCAATCGCACTTTCAAACAACACCACGATTGCTTGGAACACAATTGCCGACAGACCTTCCACATCATCATTCGCAGCAGCAAGAAACGCAAGATTTGATGAAGTTCATGTTGTTGTAATTGATGACAAAGGAACTGTAAGTGGAAATGCTGGAACAATTCTTGAGAAGCATTTGAGTCTTTCAAAGGCATCAGATGCCGAATTCTCTGTAGGATCACCATCTTATTGGAGAAAGTATCTCGCATCAAACTCACAGTACATCTTTGGTGGTTCTCAACCAACAGGTATTGTAACCACTGGATTTAGTTCAGGGTTCACACTTACTACAGACAGTGGATGGGATCAAGATACGGATTCAATTATTTTTGGAGCGACTGGGGCAAATACCCTCACTCTTGCTGGTGGTAAAAACTATAATGGTGGTACTGATATTACAGTCAGTGGATCACTAACCTCAACTATTGGTAATCTTTCAACTGGATATGATCTCTTTGCTAATAGTGAAGAGTATGAAGTTGATTTCCTCTTAATGGGATCGGCAAATTATGTCAAAGAAAGTGCTCAGTCACTTGCTAATAAACTAATCTCAGTTGCTGAAGAAAGAAAGGACGCAGTTGCCTTTATTTCTCCATACAGACTCGCTTTCTTGAATGATTCAACCGTTGGATCAGTAACTGTAAACTCTGCTGCTGATATTACAAATAATGTAATCAGTTTCTACGCACCAGTTACATCGTCATCTTATGCGATCTTTGATAGTGGTTATAAGTACATGTATGATAAGTTTGCCGATACATTTAGATATGTCCCTCTGAATGGTGATATTGCTGGACTATGTGCCAGAAACGATATCAACAACTTCCCATGGTTCTCACCAGCAGGAACAACTAGAGGTGCTATTCTTAATGCCGTTAAACTGGCATACAACCCAAGCAAAACTCAAAGAGACAGACTGTATTCTAATAGAATCAACTCAGTCATCTTTACTCCTGGTTCTGGAATCGTTCTCTTTGGTGATAAGACTGGTCTTGCTAAGTCATCGGCATTTGACAGAATCAACGTTCGTAGATTGTTCATCTATCTGGAGAACGCGATTTCTGCTGCTGCTAAAGATCAGTTGTTTGAATTCAACGATGAAACCACAAGATCAAACTTCGTAAATATTGTTGAACCTTTCTTACGTGATGTTCAAGCAAAGAGAGGTATTCAAGACTTTAGAGTCATTTGTGATGAGACAAATAACACAGCAGCAATCATAGATAATAATGAATTTGTTGCTGACATCTTCATCAAACCTGCTAGATCTATTAATTTCATTGGATTGACTTTTGTCGCCACCAGATCTGGTGTATCATTTGATGAAATCATCGGAACCGTTTAATTCAACTAGAGGAATCTAACAATGGCATTAAGAACAATTTCAGACTTTAAAGCTAGACTAAAAGGTGGCGGTGCCAGACCGAATCTATTTGAAGTTGAGTTAGTCTTCCCTACTCAAGTTGGAGGTTTAACGGGAGCAAGTAATGATCTGGCAAATTTCCTGGTCAAAACTGCCGCTCTTCCAGCATCAAACGTTACTCCAATTGATGTAGCATTCAGAGGAAGAATTTTAAAGATTGCTGGTGACAGAACATTTGATACTTGGACAGTTACAATTATTAACGACACTGACTTTGCTATTCGCCATGCTTTTGAAAACTGGATGAACAAAATTAATAATGTTGAAACTGCTCAGGGTCTAACCACACCTGGAGATTATTATGCTGATGCTCTAGTTCATCAACTAGATCGTGACGGAGAAAAGTTGAGAACATACAAATTCCATGATGTTTTCCCAACAAATGTCTCCCAAATTGATCTGTCATATGACACGACAGACACGCTTGAAGAGTTCACTGTAGAACTTCAAGTCCAGTGGTGGGAAGCAATTAGAGGAACTGCCGCTGGCGCAGGTGGCGATAACATCAAGTAATAAATAGATAAGACGGTTTTAAATTTATAAAATGGCAAAACTTTTTGGATTTTCTATTGATGATGCTTCTAAAAAACCGGATTCAATAGTATCCCCCGTCCCCAAAAGTAATGAGGACGGGGTTGATTATTTTGTTCAGTCTGGTTTTTATGGTCAGTACGTAGACATTGAAGGTGTTTACAGAACTGAATTTGATCTGATGCGTCGTTATAGAGAAATGGCGCTTCATCCAGAATGTGATGCTGCGATTGAAGATGTTGTCAATGAAGCAATTGTCAGTGATCTTTACGATTCTCCAGTTGAAATTGAACTTACAAACGTAAATGCAAGTGATAATTTAAAAAAGAAAATTAGGGAAGAATTTAGAAATATCAAAGAAATGATGGACTTTGATAAAAAGTCCCATGAAATTTTTAGAAACTGGTATGTTGATGGAAGACTTTATTATCTAAAAGTGATTGATATAAAGAATCCTCAAGATGGGATCAAGGAGATCAGATATATTGATCCCATGAAGATTAAATTCATAAGACAAGAGAAGAAATCAAATAAGTCTAATGGACTAGCACCTTACCAAAATCCAAATGAACCACTGGATTTAGTAAAGGGTGTATATCCAGAACTTGAGGAATATTATCTCTATACTCCAAGACCAAATTATCCAACAGGAACTTTTTCTTCTTCAGCAAGCACTAAAGGTTCTATCAAAATTGCTAAGGACTCTATCACATATGTCACTTCTGGACTATTTGATAGAAACAAAGGAACTTGTCTCTCATATCTACACAAAGCAATTAAAGCACTCAATCAATTAAGAATGATTGAGGATTCTCTTGTAATTTATAGACTATCAAGAGCACCAGAAAGAAGAATTTTCTATATTGATGTAGGTAATCTTCCAAAAGTAAAAGCAGAACAATACCTCAAAGAGGTTATGTCTCGCTATAGAAATAAACTTGTTTATGATGCGAACACTGGCGAAGTTCGTGATGATCGTAAATACATGAGTATGCTTGAAGACTTTTGGCTTCCAAGAAGAGAAGGTGGTAGGGGAACTGAAATCACCACTCTTCCAGGTGGTCAAAATCTAGGTGAACTCACGGACGTTGAATATTTTCAGAAAAAACTTTATAGATCTTTGAATGTTCCAGAATCCAGAATTGCGAGTGATGGTGGATTCAATCTTGGACGTTCTTCTGAAATTCTAAGAGATGAACTTAAATTTGCTAAATTTGTTGGCAGATTGAGAAAGCGTTTTGCGAATATATTTGGTGATATGTTGAGAACGCAATTGATTCTCAAAAACATTATCACACCAGAAGATTGGGATCAAATTAATGATCATATTCAATATGATTTCTTGTATGATAATCAATTTGCTGAACTGAAAGAGTCTGAAATGTTAAATGAAAGACTTGGATTGGTTGCTACAATGGAACCTTATATTGGCAAATACTTCTCAGTTGAGTATGTTCGTAAAAAAGTTCTTCGTCAGACTGATCAAGAAATTATTGATATTGATGACCAGATTGAAAGAGAGATAAAAGATGGTATTATTCCAGATCCATCTCAAATGGATCCAATAACAGGAGAACCATTACCCCAAGAAGGAGATCCAAATCTTCTAGGTAATGTACCACAAGAACCAGAGATTGACGCAAATATTACTCAGGTAAAAGAACCCAAAGGTGGAGAAATATAAATAATCTTACAATACTATACTAATTTTCATGGAAGATTTACTTGACTTAATTGCAACTGACCAACCCGCTGCTGATATTTCTGATAAAGTTAAAGAAATTTTATACACAAAAGCAGCAGAAAGAGTTGATTATCTTCGTCCAACGGTTGCTAATATCATGTTTGGTGAAAATGAAGATTCTGAGGAAACAACCGGGAAAGAAGGATGATTACAAAAATTGTCACAACTCAAGTCAATACCACAACAAGTGCTGGTGCTGCTAGTAGTATTAGTGATGCAACTTGTGTTCGTTTATATAACAACACAGCAGGAATTGTAACTGTTGGTATAAACACTTTAGTTGGAGCAGCATCAACTAATTTCTTTGAACTTCCAGGCGGATCGGTTGAATTTTTAACAAAAGCAGCGTCTGATGTTATTTGGTCAACGACTGCGATCAGAGCAAATAAAGTAGCATTCACAAACTAAAATGAAACTCATTACAGAAGAAATCCAAAAAGTAGAATTTATCGTTGAAGGCAAAGGTGCCGCTAAAAAAATGTATATTGAAGGTGTATTCCTTCAAGGCAACATTTGTAATCGTAACGGAAGAATGTATCCTATGGACACTCTTTCTCGTGAGGTGAAGAGATATGACGAATCTTTTATCCAAAAAGGTCGTGCTTTGGGTGAACTTGGACACCCAGATGGTCCAACTGTAAATCTAGATCGTGTTTCTCATAAAATCGTTTCCCTCACTCAAGAAGGAAATAATTTTATTGGTAAAGCACAACTTCTTGAAACCCCTATGGGTAAGATTGCCAAATCTCTGATTGGTGAAGGAGTTTGTCTTGGTGTTTCTTCTCGTGGTGTTGGTTCATTAAAGAACTACTCCGAGGTTCTGATATGTATCTTTCAGAGTTGCTTCTGCAACCGTCTGGGCTTTGGCTGATCCTTGGTGCAAAATATCTAGCAAATGTGTTTCATCTTCTAAGAGCTCAAGTGCTCGTGTGCGAATTGGGCGCAAGTATTCAACAACTACTTTAAATAGCGCTCTAAATGTATCTAACATATCGAGATTAAATGATGGAACTGAATCAACAAGCACATCAACAGGTTCATTAGTCATATCAGGAGGTGTAGGTATTAAGTCTAATGCATATATAGGAGGTAAATTATTTTC